GAAAAGAAAAAGACGGTACTGAAGTAGTTGGTAATATTATTCATTGTAAAAATTATAAGTCCAGAATAACAAAAGAAAATGCTCAAATAGATGTAAGACTAACTTATAAAAAAGGTTTAGATAAGTATTACGGTTTATTAGAACTAGGCGAACAAGCAGGCGTATTTAAGAAAGTATCTACTAGATACGAAATGCCTGATGGTTCAAAAGTTTTTGGTAAGTCTATCAATACAGAGCCTGAAAAATATTTTACAAAAGAGGTATTAGGAAAGATTGATGAATACGCCAAAAGAAAATTCTCCTACGGATCAGACGAAGAATAAAAGATACGTTTTTGCTCAAAGAAAAGAAGATGACTTTAGTTGTATAAAGTTATTAGAGGGTCAATACGAGGGCATTATCTATAAGTATGATCAAGTTAAATTTTCAACAACAGAGAATGCTGATGGTCAGATACCTTTAAAATTTACATATGATATTATGGCCAATCCTAATAAAGAAGATGTAAAATCAGATGACTTTAGAAATTACATTGGTGACATATTAGTTGAATGTGTTGAAGAACAATTAAAGAACGGTACTTTTAACATAGATGACAAATAATTTTATTTCAATATATGATAATGCTTTAGACAAAAAATATTGTGATCATTTAATAGAAAAATTTGAACTTCATAAAGAACATCAAAAAAAAATACAAAGTAATACTTACTCTTTTACTGAAATTAATATGAATCAACACAATGATTGGAAAGATTATATAAAAGTTTTGATGACACAATTATATAAAAAATATATTGAAAAATATGTGAAAGATAATAATATAAATTTACATCAACAATGGCCAGAAAAATATGCTTTTGAAGAAATTAGATTTAAAAAATATGAAGTAAACAATACTGATCAATTTAAAGATCACGTAGATGTCAAAGATTATAACACTATGAAAAGATTTTTAGTTTTCTTTTTGTACTTAAATAATAATGAAGGTGGTGAAACTATATTTCCTGACTATGACATTAAAGTACAACCAAAAGCAGGCAGAATGTTAATGTTTCCACCAAACTGGACATACAAACATAAAGCAAACAAACCTACAATTCAACCAAAATACATATTAGGGAGTTATTTACATTATGCCTAAATTTGTTAAAGTAAGTGATTCTAAACTACCTATTGAAGAATTACATTTAGGTTTTTTAAATTATAAGTTAAGAAACGAGTTTGGATTTTTAGAGTCATCTAAAAACAATGTACCTTTAAATAATAAAGGTGAAATTATACCTATGTACACTTACCCTTGCTATGAATATTTAAATAGTATAGATTGGAAAAATGCTGATGTATTTGAATATGGTTGTGGTTATAGTACAATCTGGTGGAAAGGTAAAAATGTAAATTACATAGGTGTTGAAGATGATAAAAAATGGTATGATCTTTTAAAAAAAAATCAGCCAAATATACAATTAAAAGAAGATTTAAAAGACTATGTAAATTTAATTTATGAAACAGATAAAAAATTTGATGTCATAGTTATTGACGGCCAAGGTAGATTTGATTGTGTAAAACCAGCACTAGATTGTATAAAAAAAGATGGTATGATTATATTGGATAATAGTGATTGGCACACTAATACAAAAGAACAATTAGATAATTCTGACTTAATACCAATACACTTTCACGGATTTAAAGCTCTCCACATTGACTCTGAAACGACCTCGTGTTATATTAGTAGAGATTTCAAAAGAAAAGCAAAATCTATTTTACCAATGGGTGGCACAAAAAGAGAACAACACGTTGTAGATACAAAGCAAATATGAATAATGAAAGAATAGAAATAACAATATTACGAAACTTCTTTTTCAATGAAGACTTTACTAGAAAGGCTTTGCCTTTTGTAAAATCAGATTACTTTACAAATAGAACTGAAAAGTTGTTGTATGAAGAAGTATATGCCTTTGTAGAGAAGTATAAAAATTTACCTACAAAAGAAACTATACTAATTGAACTTAATAGAAGAAAAGATATTAATGATACTGAACTACAATCACTAAAAGATTTATTAAATACACTATCAAATGATGAGGTAGATTTACAATGGCTGTTAGATACAACAGAAAGATTTTGTAAAGATCGTGCTGTACATAATGCTGTGTTATCAGGTATTAAGATATTAGATGGTAAAGATAAACAACAACAGCCAGAGGCCATACCAAGTATATTAAGTGAGGCGTTAGCTGTAAGTTTTGATAATCATATAGGGCACGATTATATTGGCGACGCTGAAGATAGATTTGAATGGTATCACACAAAAGAAAAAAAATATAAATTTGACTTGTCTTTCTTTAATAGAATTACAAAAGGTGGTATACCAAGTAAAACATTAAACATTGCTCTTGCTGGCACAGGTGTTGGTAAATCTTTGTTTATGTGTCATTGTGCTAGTCACTTTTTAAATGAAGGACTAAATGTATTGTATATTACTTTAGAAATGGCTGAAGAAAGAATAGCTGAAAGAATAGACGCTAACTTATTAGATGTAACTATTGATGATTTACACTCAATGCCTAAACAATTATATGATGATAAGATGAATAAGCTAAGAGGTAAAACTGCTGGTAAATTAATTATCAAAGAATATCCAACTGCTTCTGCTCATAGTGGTCATTTTAAATCATTGATAAATGAATTAGCATTAAAGAAAAGTTTTAAACCAGATGTGGTGTTTGTTGACTATTTAAATATATGTGCTTCAAGTAGATTTAAAGGTGGTAATATATCATCTTACTTCTATATTAAAGCAATCGCTGAAGAATTAAGAGGTTTGGCTGTAGAACATAATGTACCTATCTTTAGTGCCACACAAACAACAAGAACTGGTTATGTATCAACTGATATTGGTTTAGAGGATACTTCAGAAAGTTTTGGACTACCAGCAACTGCTGACTTTATGTTTGCCTTAATGTCTAACGAAGAATTAGAATCATTAGGTCAAATGAAAATAAAACAATTAAAGAATAGATACAATGACCCAGCAATAAACAGAGCATTTATTGTAGGTGTTGACAGAGCAAAAATGAGATTATATGATGTGGAAAATGTAGCACAGAATATAGTAGATAAAAACCAAACAAAAGAAGAAGAAAATTACCCTACACCAGAGTCGGCGTATGAGAAATTTTCCGACTTTAAATTATAGGAGATGATATGGCAAAATTTGTGACATTTAAAAATGCTAATCCACCTTATGAAGGCCAAATAATTCTAATTAATACAGATCACGTAATATCTGTTTATGAAGACTTGACAGCTGGTAAAAAAGTGGCTCTATGGACTAAAGATAATTTTTGGCACGTAGAGGATACGATAGAAGAAGTATATTCTAAACTAGGATTAGAATATAAAAGAGATAAAAAGGAGATACAATGATACCTGGTAGTCTATTTACAATACCAATGTGGTCTTTACCAACATTGAACTTTAATAAAAAGAAAAAACAATTAGAAAAATTATGTAAAAGTTTTCCAGAAAAGAAACACGGATTACAAACTTTTTACACAAATAGGCAAAGTCCAAGACCTGGTTTTATGGAAGCTTTTGGCAATATTTGTGGTGAAGAATTAAAGATGTTATCTAAAAAAATACAAAGAGATTTACAGATAGAGGATATATGGTCTGTATCTTATAAAAAAGGTGATTATCATACACCACACGATCACGGTTCAACTGGTTTAGCAGGTATATTATATTTAAATATGCCTAAAAAGGCACCAGTTACACAATACATACAGCCTTGGAATGATTTTGTTTCTGATAGAACAACTTATTATCCTATTCCTGTTTTAGAGGGTACGATTATTGTAACACCAAAATTTGTTAGACACTTCACAGAGCCTAGTAAAGAGACAAAAATAAAAAGAATAATTAGTTGGGATATGAAAGTATTATAATGCCTAAAAAACAAAAGGTAAGATTTCATAGAGGCGATAAAAGGCCAGGTACACATCAATTTACTTTATCATACACTAAAAAAATGATAAAGAAAGGTAAGAATATATACTGGCAAGTCATAGAAAAACCAACTAAAAATGTGGTCGCTGAATACTTTTTTGAA